TCAGTTTCGGGATGTAGCGCAATCTCCCTATATTTACGAACGAATTCAAAATCGTTATTATGCTTTCCTACGCCATCAAGGTCTAGATACTGACCAAAATAGGCACCTGCAGCTACTGCTGAGGTGCCGTCATCACTATCTGGAGGGGCAGGAGAATATACTTTCCCCTGCTTTTTTCTAGCCTCTATAGAAAATCCAAATAGCTGAGTCATCTTGTAATAGTATTTCTAATCAATACTATTTATCAGTTCTGTAAAGAGTTCTTTGTAACTTCAAAGTAGTTGAATTGGAATTCAACTGTAAACTCTTCAATCTGATCGTTCGATTCGTAGGAGAGATCGATTGCAGAAATCGCGGAAGGCCATGAATCGTAGAAACGATAAGCACGAATAACTTCCATTCCGTCAACTCCTGGCGACTCAATGTTCGATGGAGTTTTGGATGGTTTCATACCATCACGGCTTAACTGATAAACCGTCATGTCTCTACAATATGTCTCACCACCATCAGCACCGTAACCCAATTGGGCAACGTTTTCAGTGTGAGCATTGATGCCACGTGACCACTTCTCAAATGCCTTACGGATGTTGAAGTCACCATCGTTAACAACAGTTACCGACCATGGCTCAAAGGTTCTGTCTCCAGCAACCTTGAGCATTCTACCTCTGTAAGGAACTTCGATTACTCCAACACTAGATGCGGGGATCTGTGCAGTCTTAACCAGAAACTCGGAAGTATCTGTAGCAGCTTTGGAAGAGTCTGAACCGATATCAACAACCCCAGCGAGGTTGGGGAAGTTGAGTCTCACCAAGAATAGATTGGGGCGGGCGCCCCCTCTGGTGAGTTTTGACTTAAATTCTGAAATGCCTTTTGCCATTTTCTTTTAGCTCCGTGTGTTATTTATTAAAATCAACCAATTAATTCATTAAAAGAAACACCCGTTCTAGTGGCAACGAAGGTGATCGTAATAAAGTTGATCGTTCTAGCAGGTTTGATGTAAATCTCTGCTTGGAACTCGTTACGGTCAACTACATCGGGAGTGTTATTAGAGTCATCACAGACGACTAAGAAGTCGTAGATACCTCTTCTTCCCTGAACATTTCTCAGATATGGATCACATGCACCTTTAAATCCAGCGCGTGTAATTTCATCGTTGATCTCAAATAGTTGGAATTTGGAGAATCTAGCGATGTTCTTCTCTAGTTCAATGAACAGACGACGAACGTTAATTCTATCGAATGCGGATGGAGAAGATAGTGCAGTCTTATCACCGAAGAGTACGATACCCTGACCTGGGAAAGAAACAACAGGGTTGATTCTTGCAGTGTAGAGTCTATCTCTTTCAGACTGTCTTGGTGAATATGCAAGTTTGGTTGCATTTCTTAAGTTTCCTCTGTTGTAACCAGCAGGGGAGAACCATGTTTCCGAATTGATTGTGGTACTGATGCAGAGACCTGCAACGTCAGCAGCACAAGGAAGATAACGGTAAGTATCGTTGTACTTGTCGTAAACGTACTTATAACCACTATCAAAAATTGCGTAAGAAGTAGACTGCAGTGTATTGAAGAAGTCAATAATTGCGTCAGTTTTCTTTGTAGAAGTGTTGGAGTTGATTACATCAGTTCTCTGTGGAGAAACGACTGCAATACAATCCCTTCTTGATTCTGCAACACTGATTAGTTTTGCAGCGCCAGCAGCAGTAACTTTACCTGGAATCAGGAAGTCAATATCAGCAAACTCTTCTGGATCGAGAACCAGATCATAAGCTGCTTCAACTTGACCTTGAATTGAACCTGCAGCACCAACAAAGTCGAAGTCAGCACCACTTGCAAGTTTTCTTGAAACTACCTTGTTCAAGACTGGGAACACTGTAGAAGCAGAAGTATTACCAACTGCGCCAGCAGATGCAACACCAGTACTATCTTCAGGTTGAATTAAATCAGAAGTCTGAGTCAGAGTTCTATCACCACCGTAGATGAATCCAGAACTTAATTCAATAACTTTCTTCCAGAACTTGGAATCACCTTCTGTACTCTTAGCATCACTTGCTTTCGATACATAGGTGAAAGATTCGATCAATGTACCTGGATTACCACTTACATTACCATCAGTGTCAACTAGGACAATGTGGAATTCATCAAACTTACCACCACGAGATTTTACGAATGGGGAAGTTCCTGGTTGTGGAGCAATTGATACCCACTTCTTACCAGATGCATACTCTTTAGCAGCGTAAAGATCATTACTTTCAATTGCACTAACTGTTGCAACAGTAGTACCACTGTGGTCTTGCATTACAGAACCAACTGCAAGTCTCTTAGTTGTTTCCCAGAGGGTTACGTCATAAGAGTCACTACCGTCGTTACTGTAAATAGTGCCTTCATAAGTATCGGAACCACTTACCCACTTGACATACTGACCAGCAAGTTGCAGTGAAGCAACTGTAGCAGCATCAAATGTTAAATCAGCAGCACCGCCACCACCGAGTTGTGCATCGGCAACAGTGATAGTATCATCGACTGCATAACCAGAACCACCTGCAGTAACTGTAACTGTGGCAGCACCAGAACCATCAACTACGATGGAGAAAGTAGCACCAGTACCAGATCCAGCAGCGGTGTAATCAGAAGCACCGATTGTATATGTAGCAGCAGTTCTCGAAGCATCTGCAGCACCAACGGTGTCTACAGTTTGAAGTTGTCCTGCAACAGGTGTAACAGTTACTCGCTGGTGAGCACCAACGTCAACCATTGCAACTGTGATTCCATTGTGGAACGTACCGCCGTATCTACCAGCAAATGCAAACGCACTGGTGACACCACCGAAGTTCTCTTCATAATCAGATTGATTGTTAATTAGGAGTGAAGTTGAAGTTGTTCCATCAATCTCCACGTTAGCCGTTCTCAGCGACAAATCATTAGCGGCTCCTGGTTCTCCACCAGCAGGTCTAATGACAGCAGCAATACCGCCGTACTGAATAACAGTAGCAGCAGCAAACCAAGACTCATAATTATATTCGGAAGGTTCCCCGAAAATGTCTACCAGTTCTCTTTCGCTGGAGACGTAGGTTACTTCGTCAGTTGGTCCCTTCGCAGAAGCGATAGCGACAACACCGATGTTTTGGTCCGAGACGTTAACAGTGGCTGTTAGATCAACCTCCTTTATTTGTACTCCTGGTGAAGCAAACGCCATGTGTATATCCTCTATGAGATTTATTCTCCAAACTATTTATTGTTTAGGGGTTTTTCATAGGGGAAACAATCCATGAACATACTACCAATCAGGATATTCCCACTCTGTGGTCCTTCCGTTCTTCCTTTTATTGGTTACTCTTTTTTTGGTGCATTGTTTACATTCATAAGAATATGATGAAGGATATTTACCTCTATCTTTTCTTATCAAATAATAATCTGTTAGCAAATCTTTAGTTTTACCACATGTTCTACACTTTCTTTGCTTGAACAAAAGATGTTCTAAGTTAAATTCATCATCAATTTTCATTTATATTCCCACATGAAAGATCTATCTCCGTATTCATCGACTTTCCATAAGTCACCAGATGTATCCACAAAAGTACTTTCTTCAAATCCATCGTTAATAAATCCAAACGGCGCCATGTCTTCTTCAATTGATTCTCTTTGATCTTCAAAAATTCTCTTCCTGATATCATCAGAAGTAAGTTCTCTGAAATAATCAGAAGTACATAACCAAGCAAAAATTACCAAACACATTGCAAGGTCATCATTACATCCTTCTTCTGCTTCAAATGATTGTTTTTTCTGAATAAATGTAGTCAGTTCTGCAATAACATCATAGTCGGTAACAATTAATTTATCATCTTCGATAAGTGCTTTTAAGTTAGAACAACCAGTCTTCTTGACTGTAGATGTCATCTTTACACCTAACTGTGATTTGTGGGAGAATCCTTGACCAACTAATTGACCAGCACGTCCTCTCATTGCACACATAAGAAGGTTGTCATACTCTAAGTCAAACTGCATAATGTCTGCAACCTGACCTCCAATATCATTAACTTCTACCATAACAAATGCATGATTGTAGTTTTTTGCAACCTGATTTATAATGTTTGGAAATATAATAGGTTTAATATTATTATTTTTATATTTACCTACTAGCTTATAAGGTATAGATGTAATATCAATCAAAGCAAATGCAGAATAATCATTGCTAACGCCTCTAGAAACGTCAACTGTCATTATATAAGTATGATCTTTTTTAACATTCTCATAAATCTGCAATCCATTACTAGATTCAATAGCTTCTTCATACACCATCATTTTAAGTTTTGACGGTGCAATCAAAGTATCTACAGATCCTAAAAACTCACACTCAAATTCTTGAGTAAACTGACGTTGAGATGTGTTTGCAATCGTTTGTTCTTTCCATGCAGCATCTCTACCTGGAACCTGAGACCAATGGACTTCAGTTGTAGTATACTCATTCCTACCAAGTTCGGCATCATGCCATAACTTGTAGAACATATTCATCCCGTTAGGGGTGGAAATAATAATAACTTTTGTGGATTTACCAGAAGAAATTGTGGGATAAACAGAACTAAAAAATTGTTCTGCAATATGATTCGGAACGAACGCA